TAATCTGCTGGGCTCGACGAAGCAGCTCCCTCGCCCCCTGCTGAGCGGACAGAGAGAACGACCGCCCGCAGTGCGGGCAGGTCCCGAGGTCCTCGTCGTCGCGGATTAGCGCGATCGGGGAGGAGGCGGCCAGGAGAGCCTCGACGCGAGCCTGGTCCTCGATCACCTGACCAGCGAGATACTGGATCGTCACCCCGTTGTGGACGGCGCGGAAGTCCCGGTTGACGATGTAGCGCTCGGGTACGAAGAGTTCCGGCTGCTCCGTCACAGGATGGGTGCCCGCGCAGTGATGAGCGCCGCGAGGAGCCCAGAGTCCACGTTCTGTGGCTTCCCGTAGTTGAAGTTCATGTTCACCCCGTTGTACGAGAACGAGAAGCCCTCCGTCGGGACGATCGGCCCAGCCCCGCTGGCCATCACGCCGGCGTTGCCGAAGGTGAACGTCTCGCCAGCCGTGCCGGTGACCTGAGCCGTGACCGTGGTCGAGTTGCCGATGGGGCCGCTCTGCCGCAGGATCACGCGCGCAGCGTTGGACGTGCCGGCCTTGGTCGCGTAGATGCCGAGCGCCTGGAGGTTCGGGTCGAGGTTCACCAGCGACTCGAGCGCGTCGGCGATCGTGGTCGTCGTGTCGGCTGTCACGATCGTGTAGGCCGCGGTCTTGTAGGCACCAGCAGCCTGGGCGCCGATCGCCGGAATGATCGCATTCGTGAAGGTCAGGGCGACCGTGTCCAGGTTCGTGATTCCGCCGGTAACCGTGCACGTGACGGTCGCGTCCGTCCGAGCGTAGGTCGAGAGATACTTCGCTGGGGAGAGAACGTCTAGCGTCCCGCCTGCCCCGCTGGACGACGGGAAGTCCATGCTGGGGATGAGCTGCGGATTCTGGGCATCGAGGGAGCGCGGATATGGCGCCAGGTAGCCGCGCAGCGGAATACCGATGGGCATGGTCTATCGTCCCCTCTTCTTGTTCCGCACGTCGCCCTTGGGCGTCATCTTCTGCCCCATGGCCTCGCGGCGCAGAACGCGGTCGTGGTGCTGGGTGGCGCCCGGACCGGCGAACCACTCCTGGTTCTTCATGCCGGCCCAGGCGTCGCTCATGGTGGAGCGATTCACCCGCACTGTCTGCGTGAACGCGCCGACCTTCTTGATCGGCCCGGCCATCAGCCGCCTGCCTTGGAGCCGAGCGGCCCAGCGAAGCTCTCGGCCGAGTTGTCGCAGCGCGTGCCGGGAGGCTGCTTGCCTGCGAGGCGAGTCCCCGGCCAGACGCCGGCGGACATGCCCTGCTTGATCCGCCCCGTCTCCTTGGGGCCGGGTCCACTCGTGGAGATGCTCTGACCGCGGATGCTGTCGGATATGCTCCGGCTCGGTGACTTCATGTGTACGCTCCTACTTCTTCCCGCCAGGCTTGCCCTTGGTGGGCTTCGGCGGGATGGGCTTGGGCTTCTTGATCGGTCGCGGGGTGCCACCAATCTTGGGCATGGATACCTCCTACTAGCCGCTGTGCTCCACCACCACCGCCCGCTTGAACAGGGCGGAATTGGCGGTCGGGATGATGCTACTGGTCGCAGTGGCATCGGTCGGTACGGCAAAGTCGCCAATCCAGTCCCACGTGAGGGACAGCTGGCGCTGCATGCGATCGAGCGGCGGACGGAAGATGTGCGCCACGCCGCCGATCAGTACGACCTCAGCGATGGCTCCCACCATCTGCTGCTGCAGCCAGTACTCCAGGCCCTCGAAGTCTCCCTCGATGATCGCCTCGGAGCCTATCACGATGGGCCGGCGGACCGGAGTGTTCACAGCCGCCGCGCCAGTGCCAGCACCCACCTGGGTGTAGGCAGTGCCGTTGAACTGCGTCAGCGCCGGCTGAATGAACGTCTCCGTGGTCGGTATGAAGGTCAGGCCGAGCAGAGAGAAGATCTGGCCCTGCTGGTACTCCTGCGACTGGTAGCGACCCGCGTACAGCACGATGAACTGCTGATCGGACCACAGCTGTCGCATGCTGGAGTCGTCCAGGATGCAGTGGTACGTCCCGTCGTCCATGGGTGGTACGGCGTTCAGGCGAAGCTGCGTCACTGCGTCCAGCAGCAGGCCCAGGGTAAGAGTGTCCGACGCGGCCATCTGCGGAGTGGTAATGTGGCCGTAGGGCCGAATGATCTTTGGGGCCAGGGAGCTCACCAGAGCATCGCCATTGACCGGGGTGGTGGCGGTGACGAAGGTGATGGTCCCAGACGCGCCGTTCGGCATCTGCGAGTGATTGGTGGCATCCACGGTGAAGCCAGTCACCGAGAGTACCTGCGTGACCCCCGACAGGACTGTGGTCTCCTGGACCGACAGCGGATTGCCGCCTGAGATAGGAGTGACCACGCCGTTCACCAGGACGGTCTGGAACCCAGTCACGTCGTCCACGTGGCACGTGGTCGTCGACGAGGCGCCGAGGTCAGTACGGACGTACGAGCTTCCGCCCAGGTATGCGCTGAACAGGCGCGCTCGTGCGATGCGCTCCAGCGACTGCGCTGCCTGGACGCCGTTGTTGCGGGCCACGCGCACGATATTGGAGGCGATGACAGCCTGGTTAGCCATCAGATCCACGTCTGCGGTGTCGCCGTAGTCCCGCATCGTAAAGGTATACTGCTCGATCGTGCCGTCCGTCGCGGTCAGGCCGTTGTCGAGGTTCGAGAAGGTCACGATGCCCAGTGGGGCCGTGACCGGAGCCTTGCGGCTGGTGCGGGTCCGGGTGATCGTCTCGCCGATGTTGTTCGGGACGGTCTCCCTGAGGCACACTCGCCGATACGCGAGGTTCGAGTCGAGGCCCTCCTCGAACTCCCGCTCCAGGATGCCGGTCTGCAGCATCGCGTTGAGCGCGGTAGACAGATTGGTGAAGTTGTTGGCCATTGCGGGTCCTGCCACTGTTGCGCGTTGCGAGCCAGACGGCTCTCCCGGTGCGCCGGGTGCGAAGGACCTGCCTCAGAGGCGACCGTCTCGAGGGTCGCTCACTCGCCCGCTCCTCGCGGGATCAGGGACCTGCCCTGCTACGCGCGCACTCCCGCACGCCGGAAGTCTGCCAGCGTCCGAGCCTTGTACTCAGCGTACTGCTTCTTGTCCATCGTCCGAACGTTCACGGCTGGCGGGTCGGTCCCTGGGGGTGGCTCCCCACCTGCGCCGGTCTGCTCCTTCTTCGGAGGGCCGCCACCGCCTCCGCTGCGCTCCTTGCCGTTAGAGCCACCGCCAGACTCGGCGGGCTTCTTGAAGTAGTCGGGCTTCCACTTCTTGTAGGCTGCGACGAGCTCGGGGATCCCCGTGACGTTGAAGTCATCGTCCACCTTCACCTCGGGAGCGTCCGGTATCTTCGAGTGCAGCGCGACCAGATCAGCGTCCTGCAGACCCGCCGCGATCAGCGCCGACTCTATAGTAGTGTCGCGGGTACGCGCGAGAGCTCTCGTGAGCTTCGCCTGCAGCGGAGCCACAGCCTTCGTCCTAGCCTCCTCCAGCGCCGCCCTGGCGGCCTCGGCCGCATCGAGCGCCTGATCTCTCGCCGACTCGGCCGTGCGCAGAGCCACCCGCCAGGACGCCGCCTCGGCCCGCAGCTCCGCCACGTTCTGGGCGTGCCGCTCGGAGGCGGACTCGCGCGGCGGAGGATCGTCTCGTCTCTCCTCTCTCCGAGGGGGCGGATCATCCCGCCTCTCCTCTCTCCGAGGAGGAGGATTCTGCGGCGGCTCCTGCGTACCTGCGCTGGGTTCCTCAGGCGGCATCCTATGCTGTACCCTGTGCTATGGCGGTCACGTTGCCGCCGGTTAGAGTGGTGATTCGTATCTTCAGCCACCTGGCCGAGAAGGTGAACTGAGTCATCCCCAGAGCCGTGATGGCTGTGCCGAGTGCGCTGCCCCCGACTCCGGCGGCGATGGCGAATATCTCGGTCGCCGACCCCGTCACGCTGGAGGTCAGGAAGAGCACCGGGGCGACGCCCGGACTGGAAGTCGTCGCGGCGCCAGGCCCGAAGAACGGGGAGGGGCTCGGCCAGGTGACAGTGATGACACCTGCGAGATTCGTAGCCCGGAACCCCAGGGCCAGCAGCGACGCGTTCGCGTTGATCGAGGCCACGAGCGCCGTCGCGATGGCGGTCGGCGTGTCAGAGCCGAGCGACGTGTAGGTGATCGGAACCACCACGGTCGGCAGCGTGAATAGGAGCGTGGAGACGTCGTTAAGCGTGCCGGAGCCGGTGACCGTCACCACGAAGCTGTTGAGCGGCGAGAGGGCGTTGGTGCCGTACAGCTGGCAGCTGAGCGTCGCGAACGTGCCGGAGACCTCCAGCGAGCCCTGCTTCACGAACAGCCACGGAACCCAGATCCCCTCGAACGGCACGGACGTGATAGTGTCCAGCAAGATCGCGTTCAGCGACGCAGGTCCATTGATGGCCTGGATGCCCTCGGCGCGGAGGATCGGGTCGTAGGGCGACGCCATCAGTCTACCTCCGTGTCCACCGAGAAGACGGCGTCTCCCTCCCCGACCAGCTCTCCGAGCTCGACCAGGAAGTGCACCCTGCCAGCCTGCGGCGCGTACTGCGCGAACATAGTCTTCATGGACTCCACCTGGCAGACCATGTCGCCCCTGGCGACCAGGTCGCCGTCGTCGACGCACAGGTCGGCCAGGACGCCCACTATCTGGGCTACAGCCATCACCCTCACACGAGACTCCGGTCCGGCTCGCGCCAGTTGACGGTCAAGTTCGGGGCGCTCTGCTCGTCCCTGGCGTGTATCTCGCAGACAAGCTCGTCTGCTGCCCCCGCAGATAGCCAGAAGGAGCCAGTGAAGGCGCTGGGCATCTCCCAGAGAGTGCCTCGAGCGTCACGTATTCGAATACGCGTCCAAGTCCCGCCCCCAACGATCTGTACACTGTACAGCTCGCAGGATCGACGCGAGAGACGATATGCGCCGGGGGCAGCCACTCTGGCGCACCGCATGAGTGATCGCGCGGAGGGACGAACACGGACATCGATTACCTCACTCACGGGGCCTCGGCGGCGGTAGCCAGACGATCGAGGCGATCGCGCAGTTGTTGTCGGTTCCGCCGTCGGCCCGCACGGTGAGACCGTACACGAAGCCGGCGTCGAGCATCCAGGAGCCCATCACGACTGGGTTGGCCCGGAACAACGGGCGACCGTTGTAGTCGCCCTCCTCCCCCGGCACCTGAGTCGGTCGCTCGCCGAACTCCCCGCGCTCATTAGGGAGGCCGTTGAACACGATCATGCTCCCGGACCCGATATGGGTGATGGCGATCGTTCGGAGGACACCCTCGCCCTCCTCGAGGACGAATATGCCCTTGCGATTCAGCAGCCAGCACTTCCCGCCGATCCTGGGCTGCGGGAGCGTCACACGAGTGACTGCACGCGAGCCGCGCCACGGAGACAGGAAACTGACGGGTATGACCTCTGCGAACTTCACGGGCTTACTCAGGTCGACCGCCGGCACCGACGCAGCTACTGGTCTCGCAGGCGTCTTGGCCACTCGCTACTCCATCAGATCCAGATCAGTGTTACCTGCGCGCGCCCCGCCACCCTCTGGTGGCTCGGGGTCCAGCATCGGATCGGTCTTCTCGCCCTGGGGCTCGTCGCTGTCGCTGACGCCCTTGCTCTCTGCGTCGGGGAGCAGATCGATGTCCATGTACATCTTGAGGAACTCGGACGCCTCCTCCACCTCGAGGAGCGCGCCCAGGACCTTGCCGCCGGTCGGCTTGACGCTCGGGCGTCCACCCTGCGCCGCAGGCCCAGTGGTGGTTGCCTGCTTGACAGTGTGCGAGGCACCAGAGACACCCTTGTGGGTGACCGTCTTCTCCTGCCTGACCTGCTGGCTGTCGGAGTCGTCTCCGCCACCCTCGCCCTTGTCGTCCCCGCCGCCACCCTCGCCGCCGCCGTCCATCTTGGCGGCGTCCTCGGCGGACAGCGGCTCCTGGATGGGCGTCGCGGCCATCACGAGCGCGGGGATCAGGTGGGCCAGGTCCTCGGGGGTGGGCTGGTAGAGCCTCGGCCAGTCCAGCTTCAGCCCCTTGGGGTCCGCGCCGTCGATCTTCAGAGCGCGGACGATCTTGCGGAAGAGCTCCAGCGCAGCGTCCCCGTAGGACGAGCGCAGGTCCATGACGAGATCGTGGGAGTCCTCGTCGAGGAACTCCATCGCTCGCCCGCTCATCACACCCTTGAGCTTCTCCGGGTCCTTCCTGGTGGCCCCGATCATCTCGAGTGCTATGTTGCGGAGCTTGTCGACCTGGTCCTGGGCAGCCTTGATTCCGGCCCCAGACATCTCCAGCAGGAACGCCTTGCCCTCGCCGAAGGCCACGCCGGTCTCGTCCTTGATCCCGGCCTTCAGATGGATGTACTGTGCCGGAGACCGCTCATCTAGCGGTGCGCCAGCGAACTCACCGACGATCGTGAGTTCCGGGGAGCAGTTGTAGCGAGTTCCGCGGGATGCCTGGCTCAGCAGGTAGTCGATCTCGATCTTTATGCCCTTGGCAGCCTCCCAGGTGCCCTTCCCGTCAATGGCGTCGTCCGAGCCCGGCAGGTTCCGAATCCAGACGCCAGGGACGAATCCGAGGCCGTGGGAGACCGACTTGTCTCCGCCGATCGGCCGATCCGAGAATTTCGGGTCGTCCCGCCGCTTCCAGCCAGTGACGGGATTCCAGTCGTCTATCTTCGGCGGGATCAGCGTCTGCTCGTCCTGCGTGCCGTACACGCGAATGAACCAGTACTGCTGGTCGGGGCGAATCGCCTCGCCCTCCACGTCCGCCAGGATGCCCTGAGCGATCAACTGCTGGCCCAGAACCTGGTAGTGGATCTTCAGGGACGTCAGATTGCAGAAGTCGTCGAACTGGGGCGTACAGAACTTCGCACGCCAGACCTTCAGGGCGACCTGCGGCTCCTCGTCGGACCTCTTCGAGACGAGAAACGTCATCGCAACCGACCCCACGGAGCCCAGGATCGTCGCGCAGGTCATCATCTGGTAGAACTTGGTCGTCTGGACGAGCTGGTCGATCGTCTCAGTGACCGACTTCTCGCTGTGGTGGATCCTGGGGACGTGCCGACCCGCCCAGAGCTTCCTGGCGGACCAGGCGGCGACCATGGACGGCAGATTGTACTGCGTGGACGGCCGACGCTCCATCATCGGGACCCTGGAGCCCGCAGGCGCCATCGTCTCGTTGTAGAAGTGATGCGTCAGGTGGTCGTAGAAGGTACCATCCAGCATCTTGTCGAGTTGGTCCAGCCGCCTCCAGCGGCTGGGCTTGTCGGGCGTGCCCGCCCAGTCGGGCGGATACTGCATGGTGCGCGTAATCTCGGTATACACGCGCTACCTCCGGTAGAGAGCTATGGGCCTCGCATCCTCCAGGTCCTGCCTGCGCCTCGGCGGGACGAGCCTGACGAACGCATCCGAGAGCGCATCCACCTGGTCGTCGTGCGTCCCATTCGGGAACGACGCCAGCTCCTCAACGAAC